GCAATATCAGCACGCAACTTTGTCTCTTTAACCTTTGCAACATTATTCGCCTTTCGTAATGTTTCACCATAAGTCTGCGCCACTTGCGCCATGGCCTTCTCAGTCTCTCTGGCCTTGGCGTTCAGCGCGGCAATCTCAATCTGCTGGCGCTGATACTCAGCGGCCTTCCCCTTGGAGTATCCACCGGCAGCGGCAGAGCCAATGGCGATCAGGATACTCAAAATCACCCAAGGGTTAAAAAGACTCATGGCTTTGGCGGCTCATCATTGTCAATGGCCTCGGCCTTAGCCGTCGCGTTAGCAATTGCCTTAACGCCAGACCGGCCAGCAACCCCGCCAAGCACGCCAGTGATAAATACCATAATGGTGCTGATCTGTTGGGTGTACACCTTATCTATGGCCGCCATTTGCCCATTCATAGGCTGTGTGACGTAGGTTAATGCGTACAGGAACATGGCTACCGATCCAAGCAGAATCAGCATCAGGCAAACAATTACAAAAGCCCATACCCTAGCTTCAATATCGTCAGCAGTCATGCGAGTTTGTTTATTCATCACAATGGTTGGCATCACTTCTTCTCCGGTTCGGGTTTAACAAGCATCTCAGGACAGGTCGCTGTTGCCGTACAAATTGGCGGCTTGCACTCTTCCTTATCCCAATTCTTTGGGTCTTGACATGGATATCTGAAGCGGTCTTCGCACCCTGTCAAAGACAGGATTATCAGTAATGGAAGCAGGAGTCTTGTCACGGTTTTTCCTTTCGATCTCACGGCGTAATTTTTCCACTTTTTCCAGCTGCTGTCTGACCTCTTGTTTTTGCTCTAAGGTGTCCAGCAGCATAAATGCCAATAGTGGCAGCATTAAGGCAACGAGAACCACCGAAACTATCCAGCCGACTGCTCCCATCATGTGATCCTCTGGTTCGTCAGGACGAGAAGCAGGAGCCACAGGTATAGGATAAGAATAAGGGTCAGGACGCTTACTCCCAGTTTTAACCGCTGGCTTGCCTCTCTTTGCTGACGTTGCCATAGCATCCTCTTGGCCTTTGACTCCTGCGCCAGCCTTGCGGCCTCCTGCTCTGCACCAACAATCTCACGCATCTCCATGACCTTGGAGTACAGCGCACCTAGTTCTTTAGGTGCGTTCCAGGTCATCGCCATCCTTATGTCATTGACCATGACTTGCATCTGGTCAGCCGCCCTCACGCGCTTGATGGCCGCTTCAAACAGGTTAGCGTCAGGATCGTAGACTGTTCTGGACTTCTCCTCACTTTCGCGGATATGGTCAGCCAGCTGCTGCTGCAAGTGAAAAAACTGAATCAGCTGATCTACAACTCCATTCAGTATTTCCTCTTCATCTACCTCAACAAACTTTTCTTTCTTTTTCTTTGCTGCTACCGGCTTGGCTTGTTGTTGCGGTTTTGGTTTGCCGCCAAAGAATTGCAATAACTGCTTCCAAAACCCATATGCCTCTTTGCCAATTGCAGCAACCTCTTCACCTGTTTTTTTTATTTCAACAAACTGAGTTTTGCACTCACGGTACAAATCGCAGCCTGCCTGTATTTGCTTACAGATGCCGGCGGCCAATAAGCACAAGGATATGGGGTCCACATTGCTTTACATTCCCAGCAGCTTAGAAAGCATTTGAGCAGCAAAGCCAGGGCCGAGAAGCACTGCGGCGATGACAATGTAGATCAGGTACTCAATCCGCGTCATGCGAGCCTTACCGGACTCCAGCTTCTCTTCGATGTTCTTGTATCGCTCATCGCAAGATGCCTGGTGCGCGTAGAAGTCTGTCTCTAAGCTCATGCTTCTGGCTCAGTTGGTGCTTGCTCTTTAACTTCTTTTTGAACAGCGTCAATAATTTGAAACACTTCCGCAAATGGGCGTGTGCCAAGGTATTGCATGATGGCATTAATTAGTTGTGTTGATAGTGTGATTTTTTCCATTACCAAGGCACTCCTGTTGCTGTTACTGGATTCTTTTGCAATGCAATCTGACTTGCAAGACTTGCTTCTACTGCGGTCTTATCCACACCATTAGCCCAACACCAATCAAGCACTTCTGCTTCAGTGACGCTGGCGTAAGGGATGGATGGCGTAGCAGCTGCAAAGCCACAAGTGCTGTAGACAGAAGCTGTGTAGTCTCCATCTACTGCTGTTGCAGTCCAATGTGCGGTTGTTATAAATCCATCTGCGGTCAGATAGTCTGTTTGTGTAATTTTCCAAGTTGTTGCCATGATTACTCCTGATTAAGAAAGACGATAAAGAACAAAGGTGTTTGCCGCTGTTCTGCGGATGCGGAAATGAGCAGATGCAGCAATTGCAACAGTCAATGAACCCAATGATGTAACGCCTGTGTTTACAGCCATTGTGATGATTCCAGAGGCTGTATTGACAACATAGAAGTCATAGCTGATGTTTGTTGTTGCCCATGTAGCCAATGTTTCCATTGTCGTACCCAAAGGCATTGTGATGGTGTATGTTGTACCTGTGGCACTGATTATTTGCCCTTTGATATCGGCATTGGTCAGTGTGGCTGCTGCGCTAATTGCCGCTGGTGCTGGTGCATACTGCATGACTGCGCCAGTTGAAAACTGCGCGTTACCTGTGGTGTCTACGGTTAACCGAGTAATTGCCGCAGTACCAAAATTTAACACCCCTGTACTTGATACCCACTTGATGTAGCCTTTTTCTGTATTTGACGCATCTGTAAATTGGATGCCGCCAGTGCCTGACGGAACAATCGTCAATCCCTCAGTAGCACTACCTCCTGCACCTAATACAAGCCGTGTATACCCGCTTACACCTACAGTGGATGGCGAAGTAGTACCTATACCCAAATTACCGGACGCATCAAGCGTCATTGCTTGGGTGAAAGTTATTGTGTTTCCTGATGTGCCTGATGGGGCGTTGTACCAAGCGTGAGTACCACTATCTTGTGCGTAATAAGTAGCAAAGGTGCTGGTTAAATATATAAAGTTTGTTCCATTGTTATAGGTGTTTGTGCTGAATCTAATTGTGGTGTTTGCAGGATTTCCCCAAATGGCGCTGTAGTTTATTTGCAGTGCTTTAAAAGTGCTTCCCCAAGCACTAGGCGTAACACCTAATCCAAGGTTGCCAGAGGCATCAATTCTCATAGACTCAACACCGCCCTCAGTAAAGGCAATGGTGTCAGCGGCAGGGAAGAAGATACCTGTGTTGGTGTCGCCTGTAGTGGTAATAGCGGGTGCTGCCGCCGTGCCAGCGGAAAAAACTACGCCACCTGTTCCTTTGGGAGTCAGTGTTATTCCAATATTTGTATCGCCACCAGTTGCAGATAAGACAGGATTGTTTCCTGTGGCAGCATTTGCGAGAGTTAACTCATTGACCGCTGACGCTGTTGCTGTGACTTTTAACAACTCATTACCATTAGTGTCACTTATTTGAGTAACAATTTTTGGAGATGTTAGAGAGGTAGTCCCTGTCGCTGTCAGCGTTCCAGCCACTGTCAGTGTCTTACCTGATCCGACATTCAAGCCAACTGAAGTACCTGTACCGGCAGCAGCAAATAATGCATCGACCAAATCGAGGTCGGCATTTACCTTATTTCCCCAAGTGTCAGTTGAGGCTCCTACCTCTGGCTTTGTTAATAATAAATTTGTTGTGGTGGTATCTGCCATGATGAAACTCCTATGCGGCCTCTTGCCAAGTTAATGAATTGTCTGCTAAATCTGTCCAAGATTCTGATGTATCAGAAACCGGTGTCCATGTCTCAGTTGAATCGCCAACTGGTGTCCATGTCTCGCTGCTGTCTGATTGTGCTGTCCACGTCTCACTGGAATCAGGCACTGCGCCCCAGCCAAAGCCAATCATTGTGCCGACAGCACAAATTGAATCAACGCCAGTTATCGCAATTTCAACAGTCAACCCAACACTGTCAACTGCGCCTGTACCCTCAACACCTGTAATATCTTGGAACGATATAACCTCTGCGCCAACAGTGCCAACAGCACCGGTGGCGGCATTGCCGGTAATGGCTGTGGTGCTGGTGATGCCAATAGAGCCAATCGCCAAGGTTGACGCATTGCCTGTTAAATCAATTGCAGCAGACTGAGTGATGCTGCCAACCGACAGGGTTGACGCATTGCCTGTAACCGCCTTGCTTAATTCTGCTAAGACAGAGTCAACAGCGCCAGTTGCTGCATTGCCGGTGATGGCAATAGATAAAGTTAATCCGACTGTGCCTACATTGCCAGTGGCAATGTTTCCATCTTCTTGGATTGAGATGTTTTCTAGTAAGTCACCAACAGCGCCAGTGGAAGAATTCCCACTGATGACGACATTGCCTATGCCGTAGACACCCCTGCCGTAGTAGCCTGTTCCATAAGCAGCCATGCCGCTGCCCCTTGGTTAAGCCAACCGGATCAGGCCGGTACTAGCATCGTTGGTGGGCATAGTCAGCGTGAATGTTCCAGCCGTCACTGTCTGGCTGCCAAAGGTATGCACACTGACCGCTTTGTTGGATTGTGTTGAGTTATAGATCAACACGCAATCAAAGGCCGTAGACAATGTCACTGAGGAATAGCTGATGCTGGCGCTTGGCGTGACAAACGCTGTAGTGCCGCTGGTGCTTGGAGGTGTGCCAAAGGTCACCGTCACGCCGCCTGCGGTGTAGCCAGTGCCTGACACCTCGTTGGTGGCGCTGTAGGCTGTTGTGGTGGCATTAACAGTGGCGCTTGCCAAGTACAAGGCAGCCTTAAACGTGTCGGCGGTGGTGGCGGCGCGAATAACGCCAGTGCCGAAATTGTGATGGCCGACAAGCAGCTCACCCTTGAAACTGGTACACATGGATTGTGTGTTTGCGATGATAATTCTCCTTAAATTTGTTGGGTAACGCCATCAGCAAACACACTGCGCTTGAGCGCCATGTGGACAGATCGGTGAACCATTTCACCATCTAGCCAATACTCTACCCAGCTTGTTGTCTCGGTATCGTTGTCCAATGAACCTTCACGCTTTTCCAGCAATGAATCATCCATCTCGCCCTTGGTGGTGGTGACTATCATCCGAATGTCCTTGCACGCGCCAACAGAGCGCCGCCAGAGGTTGAGCCTCGGTCATCAGCAACTTGCAACTGCTCTAAGCCAGCAGCATATAACGATGACCATACAGAGATTCTCGCATCATCCTGCAAGTAAGGCGCAGCTTGTAATAGCGAGCCGTACAGGTAAACGTCC